ATCCCCCTAATCAAAACCCAAAAACCAATAAAACCATGAACCAGGAACCATAATCAAACCCACTATGGGCAAGCGATTAAACAAATTCAGCCGTAAACCCGCCACCCCCTCCCCGCCCAACCCCTTTGCCCCGGAAACCACCGAAACAAATTTTGACCCGCAGGTACACCCCCGCCAGGCCTACGTCGCTATGTCCGAGCTGGGAGCGAATTATGATAAACTGGCCCAGCTGTTCAACGTGAAGCGATATAGGATAGATGAATGGATTGAACGGTATCCGCTCCTCCGGGAAGCCATACGGGCTGGCCGTGAGGTGTGGGACAGCGGAATGGCCGAACGTACCCTGTATCACCGGGCGATGGGGTATGAGTATGAGGAACGGTGTGTAAGTGAAATTGAATTTGATACCTATGCTATTGAGCAATCCGAGGACGGTACCAAATGGGCTGTGATGGTGGGGGCCACCGGGAAACCGATGAAGGTAAAGATCCCGGCCAAACGCACCTCCACCTGGTATCGCAAGCACCCGCCCGACGTGACCGCTTTGATTTTCTGGTTGAAGAACCGGATGCCCGAACGGTGGCGGGATGTGCGGGCGGTTGATATCCGGGCGCACGCTAACAACGCTCCGTTCGCCAACGAAATAGCCCAAATTGATTGGGACAAGGTGGCTGAAGAGATTGGGATCGACGGGCTGCAACAACTTAGGTTGCTCATGGGACGAATTGCCGCAGTTGGTGGAGTTGCCAAAAGGACAATTGGCTATCCATCACCTGCTGAAATCAACGGCAGGGGCGGACCCATCCCAGGAGACAACGCAATTCCTGCGGGAGCGGGCCGGGCTGCCTGATCAATTACCGGACGTTGAGGTGATTGATCGGTTGTTGGCTGAGCGGCTGTTGCGGGAATTTATTTTCCAGGCTTGGCACGTCGTGGAACCCAAGACGGCGTTCGTCCCCAACTGGCATATTGACGCTATTTGCGATCACCTCATGGCTACCCTCCCCGGCCCCAACGGGGAACCCCCGCAGATCCGCCGACTGGTTATCAATATCCCGCCACGCCACATGAAATCATTGATAGTATCGGTCATGTTCCCGGCGTGGACCTGGATACGCCGACCGGCCAGCCGGTTCCTATTAAGTAGCTACGCAGACGAATTATCAACGCGGGACAGCCTCAAGACCCGGCGCCTGATCAATTCCGTCTGGTATCAAAAACGATGGGGCGGGCGGTTATGGCTCGCCTCGGATCAAAGCGCCAAATCCCGTTTTGAAAATAATCAAACCGGCTATCGCATATCCACCTCGGTCCGCGGCCTCGGAACCGGTGAGGGTGGCGATTACGTTATTGTAGATGATCCCCACAATACAAAAGAGGGTGAATCGGATGCCCGCCGGGGTGAGGTGCTATTCTGGTGGGATGAATCAATGAGCACCCGTATCAATGACCCCAAGACCGGGGTGTTCATTATCATAATGCAGCGGGTACACGAGCAGGATCTCACCGGCCATGTGTTGGAGCAGGAGACCGGTTACACCCACCTGTGTATCCCGGCCCGCTACGAAGGCAACCGGATCAAATACCCGCCGAACGTCAAACCCCTCTGGACTGACCCCCGCACCCAGCCCGGCGAAATCCTCTGGCCGGGACGGTTCGGGGAGGAGGAAGTGTTAGACCTGGAATCCCGCCTCGGCCCCTACGGCACCGCCTCCCAGCTCCAACAGCGCCCCTCCCCCCGCGGCGGCGGCTACTTCAAGCGCCACTGGTTCGAGATAGTGGACCGGGTTCCCTGCGACGTCAAGAATGCACTCCGGTTCTGGGATATGGCCGCTACCAAAAAGCTGCGCAAATCGGATGACCCCGACTACACCGTGGGCACCCTTATCCTAGAGGGCACGGACGGCAACTACTATGTCCCGGACGTGGTACGGATACAGGACGATGCCCCGGTGGTGGAAAAGACCATCGGGGTCACGGCGCAGATGGACGGCCGTTTGGTAAAGATCCGTATGGAGGAGGAACCGGGGGCGGCGGGTAAGGCTTTGATCAGCCATTATTCCCGGCGCATCCTCCGGGGCTATCCGTTCCAGGGGGTGCGCTCCACCGGGAGCAAGGAACAGTACGCGGACATTTTTGCATCGGCGGCCGAGCAGAACTTGATCAAACTGGTACGCGGCCCCTGGATCAGCGACTGGTTGGCGGAGCACGAGGTGTTCCCCCGCGGCAAGCACGATGATCAGGTGGATAGCGCGGCCAAGGCGTATTTCAATTTGACCGGACGGCCAGCGGCGGGTGTCTGGGGAAGGGGAACGGTCAAAACCCCAACGACCCAGGAACGGCCCCGGACCCCGGACCGGTTTCAACCACCCGAACCCCCACCGCGGGTTCGGCCTACCGTCGCCCTGATGGGTGGTGTGATTGGGAGGAGAGTTTGATATGGGATGCGGTAAACCAAAACCACGGCCCCGGCCGAAGTGAGAAATTGATATGGCTAACAAATTCAAACGCGGTCCCCAATCCGGTTCCGTTATCAACTTCCCGGATCAGGACCGCAAACTGGTAGCCCTGGCCAGCACGCTCCTCGGCCGTGCAGCCGTGGCAGCCCGGGCCGGGTACAGTTACGGGACGCAGCGGGACCTGTACGCCATCTGCGGCTATCCGCGGGAAATCCAGTTTGAGCAGTACCTGGCCCGCTACATCCGGCAGGACGTGGCTCGGCGGGTGGTACGGGCTCCTGTGGATGCCACCTGGCGGCAGCCCCCGGAGGTCACTGAGAATGAGGACAATGAGACGGCATTTGAAAAAGCCGTCACCGATCTCATCCGCACCCGGCGCCTCTGGCACTACCTGGCGCGGGCCGACCGGCTGAGCGGCATCGGGCGGTATGGGGTCCTGCTCCTGGGGCTGGACGATGCGCGGACGGAGGATGACTTGAGGAACCCGGCCACCCGCGCCACCGCCCTCCTGTACCTCCAGCCGTACCACGAGGGCAACGCCACCGTCAAATCCTACATTACCAACCCCACCGATCCCCGTTATGGTATGCCCGAACTGTACGACATCCGCACCGGGGTCATGGATAGCCTCGGGGCACAGGCGGCGGCTATCCGGACCCTGACCGTCCATCACACGCGGGTGATCCACGTGGCGGAGGATACCGAGGACAATGATGTGTACGGCACCCCCCGGCTCCAGGCGGTGTACAACCGCCTCCAGGATCTGGAATTGATAGCGGCCGGGGGCAGTGAGATGTTCTGGCGTGGGGCTTATCCGGGGATGGGCTTCAGCACCAAAGAGGGGTTCACCCTGGACGCGACGGCGATGGCGGATCTGGAGGATGAAATCAATGAATACCTCCACGGCCTCAAACGCTATATGCGCCTCAACGGGCTGGACGTCAACCAGCTGGCGGCCCAGGTGGCTGACCCGGAGGGTCACGTCAACGTACTGATTGCCCTTATATCGGCGGCCACCGGCATACCGCAGCGCATTCTGACCGGATCGGAGAGGGGCGAACTGGCCAGCAGCCAGGACCGGGAGAACTGGGCGGACCGGGTGGATGAACGTCGCAATCAACACGTCACCCCGGTTATCGTCCGCGGGTTCCTGGACCGCATGATTGACCTGGGGGTGATCCCGGCGCCGGCCGCGGCGGATGGATATGAGGTGGAGTGGCCCGAAATCTATCAACCCAACGATCAGGAACAGGCCACGGTGGCACAAGTGCGCACTACGGCCCTGGCCGCCTATGCGAGCACGCCGGGGATCGAAACCTTCATGCCCCGGCGGTTTTACCTCCGCAAGTATCAAGGCCTGACCGACGCCGAGTTGGATGAGCTGGAAGCCGAGGCCACCCAGGCCCAGGCCGAGGAGGATGAGGAGGCGGAGCTGGAGCGGTCGCAGAAACACGAGGACATGGAACTTGAGGCAGAGCTGAAAGCCCGGACAGCTGCCGCAGCGAAACCGGCCACCGTAGGCACACGAGGTCCAGCGAAATGAACGGTCCCCAGGGGTATATACAGGCCATCCGGCAGCGTTCCGCAGAGGTGCTCGGATGGGATGATGTGGAATACGGGGTGCGGGCACTCCTGGTCAAGATCCTCTCCGATCACGCTGAACTCCTGGAACAGTTTGGACAGTTGAAACAGCCCGCCCCGCCTCCCCCAGCCGAACCCACCCGGATTGAAATGACGTATGATGAACGGGGGCAGTGTTTGTCGGGTCAGCTGTATATGGTCCCGGAGCCGACCGGGGCGGTGGTCCCGATGGCCCATGTGAAACATGCGCGGCAGGGGATTTTGATCGGTGTGGAACAAACCCCAGGGACCCCGCTGTTGCGGTTCCGGGTGTTGTCCCCGCCGACGTTCCGCCGGGCCGATAAAGTCAACAAGACCGAGGATTGGTCAATAATGGTTAAGCCGGAGGGGTGAGTGATATGAAACAGATGCGAACGGTTTTGATTTTGGCGATTCTGATTGTTTTGATAGCGGGGCCGGTCCTGGCGACCAATACGGTGAATAGTACTGGGGGGCGGCAGGTCCTCCAAGTCAGTGCGATGGATTCTGATTTTAACATGGTCGCGCAAACCGGATATACCCAATATGCCGATGGGGGTGTCCCGATTGTAGTGATTTTGTTTTATCCGGGGGCAGCGGATGATATATTGGTGGTGAAGCAGCAGAGCGCATCCGGCCCCATTATCACCAAATTGAAATCAACTGATGGTGAACCACGGGTTATGCCCTTGTACGGTTCCCGGGTGAAACCGTATATTGATTACAGTGAGTGTACGTTATCATCTGGTGCATTTGTGGTATTTATCGTGGAGATCAAATAGAATGATTAAACGACTATATTGGGTGATTGTTTTGATTTTAGTGGCCTCTGGGTGGGTTTGGGCATTTGGGACTACAACCCGAACCGATTTGTCAACGGGGGTTGGGGTTATTATAGGGACCCCAGGAACTGGGTTTCCATACACGTTTCCGATTACACTTGAATAATTGTTGCAATAGGAGCACATAGACCATGAAAAAAACCTTTGCCTACCTGCTCGTAGCCATCCTGATCTTCTCGTCACCGGCCTGGGCCGCTCCGACGCTGGTGACGGTGGCCGACAAGAGCACTGGTCAGACGCTCAGCGCGGCGGAGTTCACGCAGATTTTGGATGCGTTGAAATCCGGCACCCGGACGATCAAACCGCAGTCCGTTATCATCAATGGGGTCCAGGGCTTTTTCGCCAGTGGTCTCGAAGGGACCGCCACCGGCGACCTGGCGACGATTGCCACGTCCAGTATCCAGGACGGCGCCATCGGGATCGTGGCCGTGCCGGGTGGGTCCAGTTACCAGTATTCGTTCGATGCCGACGGGACGGATGCCGAGGCTGTGCCAACCGTGATCCGCCCGAACGATTACAGTTCAGCTGGTGTCTGGAAGCTGGTGCCGATGTCGGTTGCGATGCTCCCGGCTGCGGGTGAATCATCCTCCGGTGTGGTCGAGCTTGCCACCACCACCGAAGTAGTCACCGGGACCGACACGGCGCGGGCGGTGACTCCCGCAGGGGTGACGGCTCGCCTTGCCGCACCCGGCACAATCGGAGACACGACTCCTGGGGCTGGCTATTTCACAGAAGTATATGCTGGCGGTGCCGCCTTCCACGTTGACGCCGATGGAGACACTACTGCCAAGAGCTACTCAGTTAGCCCGGTTGATGGCGTCGGCGGGGATATGTGGGTTTACGATGCCGAGTTGATAGCCGATAAGATGACTTTCGGTTTTCGCTCTCATCCCAATCTGACCAGTCATTATAGGCTGCTCTACCCGCCGGCTGTCCCAAATCCCGCTGCGAACGATTATGTTCTATACGGCTTTCCGGCTGCTGCGAGCGGTGATGGAACTACGGCTGCAACAGCGTATTTGTCGCAAGGCGTGGCAATCACACTAAATGATGACGCTGGAAACAACGATACGACCAGCCTGTGGAGCGCGGATAAGATTTATGACCAGTTGGCTTTGAAATTATCTCTATCAGTTTATAACGCCAATACGATTCTTGCGGCAAACAGTGACGACACCCCGGCTGCTCTGGAAATAACCGAGCAAACCGTAGTCGGTAGAGTAACCAGCGGGAATATCGCGGCTCTTGCTATTGACTCCGACCTTGGTGCAGTTGCATCTACACATACGACCTTGCCAAGCGCGAAAGCAGTCAAGGAAAAAATACAGTATAAATCGTGGAGCTTCGACCCTAAGGCTGTTTGCGATGGAGCGGTTGATAGACTTTTCCTGATGTCGGCTCATGGTGGGCAAGGGGTTAAAATCACCGCTTGGAAGGTGAGCTTCGAGGCTAATCCGACAACCGAAGCGGACCTCGATCTAAAACGCGCTGACGCTTGGATCGGAGTTGCTAACGCAGCGGTGATGGATGTTCTTGATACAACTGACGGAGCGGCCAGTGAGAGCACCGCAGCGAATATCAATAGCGATGCAGCGGTGGCAGAGGGAAAGGTTATCTACCTTGAATTTGGAACTGCATACACCGAGGAAAACCATCAGATAATTTTTGAAATGTGGTTCTACGAAGTGGGGAACTCATGAAGAAAATACTTGCTGTTTTATTTATCGTTCTGTTCATTCCATTATGCGCTTTTGCTGATGGTAGATATTATGCAAAGCCGGCGTCGGCTGCATGTAGTCCTCCTGGATGCGAGAATTTTAATAGTGATGGAACTCCGTCAAACTGGACAACCAGTGGTACAGTAAATTTTGATTATACGACTGATCCATTAGAGGGGGCACAGAGCCTTTTCATTGAGCATGGAGCTAACACAAAGTACGACCCAAGCTTAGGATGGAGTGAAGGGTATTTTACGTTTTGGATAAAGCATACTGAAAATCCAGACGAATTAAACTATGTATTTAGAATAGGAACAGATACTATAGGAAATGCAGGGCAATTTATTTTTACTCGGCCGAGTAACTTTTGGGGATGTTATATAGCAGGCGGCGCATCACCTACTTATGGCGGTGATTCTTCAGCTGGCGCATCTGTGCAAAAAATGAAAATGTATTATAAAAAAGGAACTGGTGGAAGTGCAGATGCGATCGTAACTGTTTGGGAATGGAATGGATCGTCTTGGGACCAAGCATGCACCGTTACCGATGGCAACGATACTGGTAACATAGACAATATAAACTTTATTAATGTAATGAGTTCTGAAAACGTTATCATAGATATGCTAAAAGCATCCCAAACTGATATAGCAAACCCTGACTGATGATGAAAAAAATACTTTTGATTTCACTAACCGCCATTTTTCTATTCTATCAGCCATGTAAGGCCGAAAGACAAACTTATTGGGTGCGCCCTGCTGGTGGATCATATGGGGCTGAAAATGGTTTGTCGTATGCCACGGCTTTTGACGGTTTAAAAAACATATCATGGAGCGCAGATGGTACTGAAAGCGAAGGTAGTGTAGATTCTGACGATACACTTTATATTTGCGGAACTCATATTTATGACCAGAATCCATATGATTCAGATGGTGGAGACATCGCAATACTGTTTAATGGGCAATCAAGCTCAAACAGGCTGATAATTCGTGGAGACTGCTCATCTGTCAATTCAGGATATTCAAATGGTGTAATTTGGGGAGGGGCAACATTTAGTGGTTTATCTTGGGCAAGCGAGGGAAGCAGCACTTACTCGACTACACTAAATTCAAATCAACCTGATTATAATTATTTTGAATCATTTAGTTCATCTGGCGGGACGAAGTTGACAAAACAAGCATCTATTCAAGATGTAAAGGATAATCCTGGCAGTCATTATGCGGAGTCATATTCAAATGGTGGTACTTTATATGTGCATCTATCTGATAATTCAGAAGTGACACATGCGAAGGTTTTATTTCCTTATTACGGATACTCAATTATAGTTGCATCGCGTGATTATATCACTTTTTATGGATTAACTTTTTATAATAGAGGCATCGGTCAGGGAAGTGGTTTTCATGGAAATTATATCAAATTTGAAAACTGCAAATTTTGGTACGGTGGTACTACTTGGTTTTCTCTTGATACAAATTCTTACCCAAATGAATTTGATAATTTAGAGTTTGTAAAAAACGAAATAGCGTATGCTGGAAACGGAATATATACTATCTCATCCGATAATGACACTGCTGATAATCTTTTGGTACAGTCAAACTATATACATGATATTGGAAACAGCACAGATTATGACAACGGAGATAGCCATGCTGTAGGTGTGCAGGGCGGAACAGGGCATATAATTGAAAAAAATAGAATTTTAAATGCAGGACACTCAATCATTTTGTATGCGTTTTCAGGACAGAATTTAACCAATCAAACAATCAGATTTAATTATATATCCGATTGCCACACAAATATGCCTGATGGCCCTAACGATTCGACTGGAATTGGGTTGACGCTTGATAATAATGCCGTTGGTGACGTTTCAGGAAACTTAGTTTTTGGTAATATTATAGTAGGTTGCTATAATGGTATAAAATCAAACTTTCATAATAACGTTGAAATTATCAATAATACTATATCTGATTCAACAAATGTGGGTTTATTAGGTGCGCGATCATATGGTACTTATGGTCCTATTTGGACGGCTAAAAACAACGTTTTCATTCATTCTGGAACGCCTGCTTATCATGTCTATTATTCCACTTCAGCGGATGAAAACTGTGTAATGGACTATAATTCATATTACCCTACTGGTGGTAGTTATTGGTACGTTGGTGGAAGTGATAGGAGCTTTGCTGCTTGGAAAAGCACTGTCGAGGATGACGCTAATAGCATCACAACCGATCCGGCCTTAACCAACTACAAGCCAGGCGCAGCCTCACCAGTGACCAACACCGGCGCGGACCTTGGCGCAGCCTACGAGTACGGCCTTAATCCTCTCTCCGTCTGGCCTACCGGGGCCAACACTGGGAGCGTCCGGGCAGCACAACAGAGCAGACACGGTGCAGGGTGGGAAATTGG